TTATCTGTATGCTGTAACAAACCCCAATTTATATCTGTGGTACCGGGCGATCCTCCCTTATCAAAATTACCTGATACAATTTCATAACCCAAAGGAGTAGGAGGAAAGTCCAGGAATTTTTGTAGCAAATCCACACCTCTTACTCTAGGATCTGCTTTTACTCTCTCAACCTCATCAAACGTTAGCATATAATGTGTATTTCTACTTATAGGCCTTCTCGAAGCCAATTCAACTGCGCGGTTTGGAATATACAAATTACCACCTTCGGTTTCCATGTCCTCATAGAAACCTTCAAGATCCTCACGGTTGTGAAGACTGATAATCCATTCGAGAGGTGTTTCTCTATCCATTTATTATGCCTCTATTTGTAATAGAGTTAATGTTACATTAATTGTAGCAGTAGCACCAGTTTTATTGGTTACTCTGAGATAAATTTCATTTACTGGTGTTGATTCGTTATTGAAGCCAATTGCTGCAGGAGTAAATTTAACAGTTTCATTTCCAGTTGTAATAACTTCAGCAATTACGCCAGCATCTGGCAATGGATCCTGTAATTCAGTTCTGGAAGCATCAGCGGTTCTAGAAGCCTGGTCACTGTAAACTCTTACCCATGCCGCAAAATCTGTTTGAATAGTAAGTAATGCATAACCTTTAGGACCTACAATAGTTGGTGTTACTGTAGCACCAGCAGCCATGTTTGTGAGTGTTGTGGAAATATCTTGTCTGGTTTGAAGGCCATTTCCGCCAGTAGCCGTAATTGTAAGAGTATCAGTTGCTGGAGTGGTAGATATAATAATACCTTCGCCGTTTGCAACATTCAATGTATCAAGAACACCATCAGCAACAAGAGAAGCCTGACCAGAAACGGCTACAGTGCTAAACGAGTTTGACGTACCACCGCCACCGCCGCCACCTGTTTGAGCAGAAAATGTAAGAGTATCACTGGTAGCATTACTAGTAATAGTCATATTAGAACCAGCAATCAATGTAAGAGTATCACTGGTATTATCAGCAACAATGTCGGTTTGACCGGCAACAACAATTCTGCTAAATGTATTTGAGGTTCCACCGCCTCCGCCACCGCCGCCGATATTGCCGATTAGATCATTTACGTTTCCTGTATATGCAACTCTGGCAAGATTATCTGTATATGCCGCAACGGGATCCAGCGTATTTGCATTATCCGTTAATAGCTTTCGCCAACCGTCAGAACCGTGTGAATAATATACGGCACCTTCTGATTGTACATATGCGATACAACCTTGATATAATGTTGAATTTGGTAGTTCGTCGAGATCTGCATACCAAAATGAAACCTTATTAGGTTCGCCGCCTACATCTATGTGTCCTTGTGCATTGATGATTGCCGTAAGATCCGTCCCATCACCAATGGAGTTATATATTTCATTGACATTATCATTTAGTTTGTCCATCGCAACACGCAATGGATCACCTGTACCATCATTTGGCACTGTACCAATGTCTACTAATTGCTTTGCCATGTTGTCTCCTACAACTTTTAGAATTATTTATACTAGATTAGTATAATTGTATTGTTTATGCCGTTGATGTGTCATTAATTGTAAATGGTCCTGCTGTATGAATAACCGGTCCAGCTCCACTTCCGGTATGCAGTGTGATATAGAAGGTTTCTTCTCCTTCAGTTGTAAAATCTGCATCAGCTTGAATTTGGAATGTTCCTGTATTATTACTTACCACTACGTTTCCGGAATCAAATGTAAAATCTTCTGGTCTGGAAACTGTCCAATATATAACACCACCAGGATGATTAGTCAAGGTTACAGAAAAGGTTAGTGAACCACCTTCATTAATACTGGTTCCACCAATCGGAGTAACTGTATATACCGCACCCCCATTAAGTGCATCCTTATCATTATCAGATGTAATTACTGTACTGTCAGAATAAAGATTTGTAATATCAGTTGATATGTTTGCTGGATCTGCAACATCCAATGCAGAACCTCTGCCATCATCGTTGAAGATTCTTATAAAGCCTTGCTGTAATGCAGAAGTGTTTTTGTATCTATAATAAAATTGACCAAATAATTTAGTACCGGCAAGGTGTACATTTTCTTTTAATAGTTTTTCATATTGTGATAAAGGTAATGTTGATTTTACCTCATATGAATATTCCTGGAAATAATCACTATCCTGGATTCTCATGTTACCATCAAAATATTCATCAGTCGCTTCACCAAACGATGTCGACAAATAACCGTTTAGGTGAGATGAAAAATCACCCCAGTATCCAGCGGTAACCCCTTGTGATGAGACATTAATTGTGCCTCGGATCTGAGGAACCCCGTCTTCGTCAGCAAGATATGCCTCAGCATTATTAACATATCCAAACCCAGAGTTATAAATTTTAACTGCTCTAATTCTACCAGAAGCAAAATCTGTAGATGGGTCGATTGTAGCATTATCACCAAGATTCTTTGAATTATAATCTACTGATATGTCAATAACATTTACCTGTCCAGGCACAGCACCTATTACATTTGCACCTGAATACCCATAATAACTATAAGGAAGAATTGTTACGGTACCTTTGTTACCATCAGTTGCCAATACCTTAGCATTTATACCAGTTCCTACCTCAGCAATAATTTCGCCAATATTAAAATCCGTGGCTGTCTCTGGTGGATCTACGGTTAAAATTTGATTATAACGGTCAAACAATTTCATGGTATCATCTACAGCATATGCAAAAACATCATTTCTGTAATCTGAACCTGGGTTAATATTTCTAAATCCAACGATAGAACCGATGTCGAAAGGTGTTAAGTCAAATGCAGCATCAAGTGATGTAGCCAAATTTGCAGATGGTTCTGTTCCAGACATAGCAGCTGCGGCAGGGGGAACAGCATTATAATTAGGTGAGTTTATATAAACTGGACCAGTTGCCAAACCTTCTGGATGATCAACATCTGGTTCAATAAAATTAGCAATAGGATCTGTTATAAGTGATACAGTTTCTTGATTAATAAGATCTGAAACTTTTACATCGGTATTTAAACCAGTATCAACAAACATTGGCCCAGGAGATGATTCATTGATAGGAGTAATTACAACAATAGGCGATGCTTGTGATCCCAAATTTACGATATTTAAATTAGGATTCCTATCTACAGTTGATATGTTTCTGTTAATTTCAAATTCGTCACCCGGATCCATAAGGACACCCACGGATCCATCATTTTGCCCAATTACGGTACCGAAGTTGTTATCTGTATCTCTAAGTCTTTCGCCTTCAATAAAAACCCTTTCGGAATTTTCCAAAACAATGGACTGATTTGAAACTACCAGTCTTGTATTTTCTATAGAATAACCAAAGCCGCCATCTTCAACGTCATATGTAACTTGACCAGTAGGATTATTGGTAATCTCTGTAACAATTGCTCTACCGGATTGTCCGCCAGCACTTACAACATCAAAGATGTTACCTTTTTTATTTCCGGTAGTACCACCAGATGTTACGTCTACTGTAAAGTCACTTAATGAACCTTTAACAACACCAAACCGAACTATATTTTCGCCGATTCTAGTTAAAAGTTCATCATATTTTGTAAAGACACCTTGAACAGCGTCCAAATAAATGATAGGTGTTAATGTTTTATTAATAAGAACTGAATTTATTGAATTTACAGCTGCCTTTGCGCCAGAAATAGATCCAGTAATATTTCTACCTATTAAATCAGCATACGTGAAAGTATTCCCATCTATATCATCGAACGAATTATTATTTTCTTCCATCTCCAAAAAGACACCAGTTTGCCATTTTGCATTAGACGGCTTGAGCATTTGTGATGCTGGATAATATATCTCAATAGATTCATTATAGAATAATCTAAAAAATAAAATAATACCGTCTTTGGTACCTTTACGATGATATAAATCTTGGATATGGCGAACAATAAATTTTACAGTAGTTTCATCGAACGGTAGATCTTTTAAAAATTTATTTTTAAAGTATATAAGCATACTGTTTAAAGTTGTGCTTATATCTCTATATTCAAAAATTCTTCTGCCGATGTAGTGGGACTGTTTAATGTCCTCTTCCATAAAGCGATAATATTCTTCTACGATCTTTACTAATTCAGGGCCAGCTTCCCGGTAAATACCAGGGAATTGGTTTTCAATAAAAAACGCAATATTCTTTTCTGTTTCCCTCATGGATAAAAGACCCTATTAGTAGGTTGTAATTACTGAACCACCTGCGGTTGCCACCGATGAAGCCGCTGCTGTTCTTTCAACATCTTCTTCTGCTATAATCTCAACGGTTACATCATCATCACGGATAAAGAATACTCTACCTGTTGGGGCAGAAATGTCTCTTCGTTTTGTGTTCGCCTCAAATTCTATTGCACTGCCTTCATATGATTCAACTGCAAAGTTGACAAGTGTAAGCTCGCCTTTATCATAATCAATCGAACCAACATCTACATTCACCACCTGTGGCTGAGTTGCACTATCTGTAATGACTTGGATTTTTCCTAGACCATCATCTTGTAGGTATACCGATTCCCCACCTTTTAATTTAAATGCACTACTTCTGATTGCCGGTTTATAATTAGTAAATCCATTTGTTGATTTGTATGGATACGGTCTTACCAATTCAGCTTGGAATCTAAATGTTGGTGTATATGCAATATTTGCTGCTGGTGACCATTCAATTTTTGGAGTAGCATCAACAAAATTACTTTGTATT